GCTTTATACGGCTGCGCCTAACGTCCGTGACCAAGTGGATCGCTTTGTAGGTAATCGCGCAAATTTTACGCAGGGCTTACCAGAAAGCTCGTAGATTATGGGCGCTGGATGTTTTGGGCGCATGGTAAGCCCGAAGGCTCAAAGATTAGCCGACTAGACACATGGTCGCAGGTTGAAAAGTCGGGAATGCGGCCACCTGAGTTAGATAGCAGGCCGCAACTTCCAGATGAGTGCGCTAATGCTTGGGAAGTATTTTTAACGCTCGGTCACGGGGTGAAGGCAGGCGATATAAAAGCCTACATTGATCTGACCGGCAATGATTTAGACGCTTGGGAGGTTGACGGCATATTGTCTCTTGAGCATTGGCGAGGTGTCGATAAACCGTGGCAACAGAATACGCAGCTCTAGTTTTTAAGGTTGACTCCAACGAGTTAGCCGTTGCTGATCGCCGCCTTGAGGATGTTGAGAAGCAGTCCGGCAAGACCGAGAAGGCCACTCACGGCGTTAAGGATGGATTTGATAGCGCTGCCGGTGCTGCACGTACTCTATCGCGCGGGATTCAGCTTGTAGTTGCCTCTATGGCTGTGCGAGAGGTAATCAAGTATGCAGACGCGTGGACTAATGTCGAAAACAGGCTGCGACTTGTAACCGATAGCACGGCGATGCTGGAGTCTGCGCAGCGCAACCTGTTCAACATTGCACAAGATACCCGCCAATCCTTTGAATCAACAGCGCAACTATACCAGCGTATGGCATCTAGTGCTGACGCTTTGGGCATCTCGTATGATCGAATGCTCAACATTACCAAAATTGTCAACCAAACGATGGCAATATCTGGCGCCAGCGCGCAAGAGTCGGCGGCGGCAATCATCCAACTTGGGCAGGCGTTAGGCTCCGGCGCATTGCGTGGCGATGAATTCCGGTCTATTGCCGAGCAAGCGCCTAGACTGCGTGACGCTCTGGTGCAAGGGCTTGGGCTTGACGGTGTTGGCGCATTGCGCGAATTAGCCGAACAGGGCAAGCTGACCTCTGAGGTGGTAATTACAGCCCTTGAGTCGCAAGGATACGTCATAAACTCAGAATTTGGGGGGATGGAAAAAACTGTAGGCCAAGCCACAACCGTAATGACCAACTCTTTTATGAAGCTAGTTGGGCAGATCAACGAGGTAACTGGTGCGACTGGCGCAGCTACTGAAGCTATGGGGGAAATGTCTAGCTTTTTAGACGGGATTAGCGAAAAAGACGTAGCCCAGGCACAAAGCCTTCTAGCAGGGCAGTTCTGGTTTAGCCTAGCGAGGGCTATCCGTGATGCCTCTGGTGCTGCTAGTGACTTCTACTGGATAAACATAAACAGCGGCGCTGATATTGATGACGCGGCTACGCGCATTGTTGTGCTGCGGGAAGCTTTAGCTGAAATGTATGCCAGGTCTAGCGATGCTACGCAGGGCACGTTTAACTTTAGAGCGCAGGTGCAGTTTCTCAACTCAGAGATTGAGCGCACCGAGGAAGTTCTGCGAAAGCCGCTGGAGCAATTACGAGCATTCCAAAGGCTAACTAGCGGCATAGCTATAAACCCATTCACGGGCCTTCCTAGCGCGCCGCTAGCCGGTCTCGGCGGTGATGGGTACGCATCGCCTACTGTAGCGCCCGAAGCTGCGACCGCCGAAGCTGCGACCGCCGTATCTACACCCTTTGACAGCGTGGGGGATACTCAGGCGGCGGTGGAGCAATCTAGACTTGACATGCTGGCGCAGCGTGACGCTGATGAGCTAATCATGGCTAACGACCACGCCCAAATGCTTATTGATGTCGAGCAGGCTAGAATTGATCGAATACAAGAAATGGATGATGAGGCGCTAGCTAGCAAGCTGGACGGGTACTCTGTGTTGCATGATGCTCTGGAAGGTTTCGGAGAGGATGCTAGCCGCTCGATGGCCCGCGTAATCATGCACGGCGGCGATGCTAAAGACGTTGTGACCTCTTTGGCGGCATCCATTAGCCAAAATTTAATCGAATCCATGATCGCTTTTGGCATACAGCAGGCCGTAACCTTCGGTCAATCTCAGGCGTTCGCAGCGGCGCAAACAGTGGCAAGCGGGGCGCAAGCAGCAACTATAGGCGCATTTTGGGCTGTGCCTGCGGCTATGGCATCGCTGGCCACTTTTGGCGGGAATGCCGCGCCTGCGTCTGCGGGCATCGCTGCCACTGTAGCCGTGGCCGAAGGTCTAACAGTGGTAGGCGGGCGGGAGATTGGCGGGCAGGTATTGCCGAATAACTCTTATCTAGTTGGCGAGCGCGGGCCGGAAGTTATCACTATGGGGTCAACGGCGGGGAATGTATCGCAAGTACCTCAACCGCAACAGCAAGGCGCGCAGGCTCAGGAGTTGGTTATCACGCAGAATATACATGTAATGGACGACAAGGGGGTTAGGGCGGTGCTAGGCGAGCAAAAAGACTTTATCGAGGGGCTGGTGCGTAATGTGCTTGGCGAGCGCGGGGTGGTGATTGCATGACGTATCCGACAGACCCAGGCTTTGAATCTATTGAGATCATGGATGCCGAAGCTACGCTATCCTCTGAGGCGCTTAACTTGCGCACTCAAACCCGATCCCTTAATGGTCAGCGGTGGGAAATATCAGGCAGCTATCCGCTGCTAACTCGGGCGGAGGCTGCTGTGATTGTCGCATTTAAGAAGTTGCAGCGCGGCGCTAACGGGACGTTTACCTTGGTGCTGCCTGAATACTCTGATACGAGCGGCACGGCCACGGGAACAGTCTTAGTTAATGATGCGTCCGGCTTTGCGATTGATGATACCGCGATCACCATTGACGGGTTGACGGGTATCTTGCAAGCTGGCGATTTTATCAAGTTTGCCAATCACGACAAGGTTTACATGGTGGTTGCTGACCGTGACGGCGCGGGTGCTTTGACTATATCGCCGCCTTTGCGCGCTGCCGTTGTGGATAACGAAGCGATTACCTATAACTCTGTGCCTTTTACAGTACGATTTGCTAAAGACAAGCAAAGTTTTAGCGTCGGCACGCACAACCGGACTCGAATCAAGTCTGACTTTATAGAGGCCGTATGAGCAGGGGCTTACATGCCGACACCATCACAGCGCTTGGTGGCGATTTCCAGATGGCTCACCTTGTCAAGCTCGATCTTGATACGCCTATCTATGTGACAGACTACGGCACGAATGTAACCTATGACAGTAATGAGTATCTGGCTTCCGGCCATTTGCTTGCCGTGGATAACATCAAAGAGACCTCCGATTTGCGCGTCGGCACTACGTCGATAGATTTATCTGCTGTTGAGCAATCCTATGTAAGCGCCTTTTTGACCGGCGATTATATGTCGCGGGGAATGACCATCTATCTCGCCATCATCACCACTGCGCCCGAACCGGATGTGTACACTCTCAGCCTAGATTATGGCTCAGACACTTACGGGTATGCTGACGCGGACGCTGTATTTAGTCCGATACAGGGCACGCCAATAGAGTTATTCACGGGGCAGATTGTCGGCTTCTCGCTGGAAGATGGCGGGTCTAGCAGCGTCCTAACCGTCGAGGCCGCGTCCCACTGGAAAGACTTTCAGAAGGTTGCAGGGCGGCGCACAACCCCTAATAGCCAAAAGCGATTCTTCGCTACCGATGAAGGAATGGAGTTTGCCGTGGAGCAAAATAGAGAAGTTGTCTGGGGGAGGAGTAAGTAATGGGATGGGGCTTAATTATAGTCGCGATTTCCGTGGTTATCACGTATTTCACTGCGGCAGATGCCCAAAGGAAAGCTAAAAAGGCCGCAAAGGCCGCCGCCGATAATGCGCGGGGCGTGCTTATACAGCGTAAGGGCATCAATGAGCCTATCCCTGTCATATACGGTCAGCGGCGAGTCGCGGGCGCGGTGGTATTCACATCCACCAAAAATATACCCGGAGGCTTGCCGAACGAAAAGCTGTATATGGCTATTGTTTTATGCGAAGGGCCTGTCGAGTCTATATCGGATATATACATCAATGGCGAACGACTAGAGGGGTCTAAGTATACCACTCTCGTCACGGTTACGCCCGTGCTTGGCGAAGATGCGCAAACAGCAGACAGCACATTAACGACCAATACTAACGAGTGGACATCCTCGCACAAGTTGAGCGGGCTGGCCTATCTATCGGTTGACATTCGTATGCCGGATTGGGGGGATGATAATCCCTTCGCTGGAGCTATCCCAGAGTTTACTGCGCTCGTGCGAGGGAGGAAAGTTTACGATCCGCGAACCGCGTCCACGGCGTGGTCTGCAAATGCCGCGCTGTGTATTCGAGACTACCTAACAAATGCGACCTATGGGAAGGGGCTAGCGTCCGGCAAAATTAACGATGCGATGTTCGGGGCTGCTGCTGACATCCTTGACGACGCGGAAACGCTAGAGTCAGGCATTACGACGAACATAGGCACGCCTGACGCTGTTGGATCGTGGGGAACGCACGTCATTTCTTACTATGCGGTCTTTTCTGGGGTTGACCACACGGACAGCCTTCGGCCAGGCTCGGCGGTTACGCAAAACGGCAATCATTTTGAGGTCATATCTGCAAGCCGAATACGGGGCAGTGATGACACATCGCTGGTTTATGCGGCAGGTACCTCTCCCCCCGCGACGCTTATGACAACTGCGCACGATGTCACTGTCGATCCTGACGGCTCAGCTTTCGGCTGCCATGCGGTTATAGAGACATCCCACAATATTTTTGACAATATCAATACTCTACTGCTTGGTTGTCGCGGGTCTATGCCGTATTCGCAGGGGCAGTATGGGCTGCTTCTGGATGTCGCCGGATCGAGCGTATTTAGCTTCGGAGTTGATAATATTATCGACGGTATCTCAATATCAGGCGTGAGCAAGAGCGATAAATTTAATCAAGTGCTTGTACGCTACGCAGACCCTAAGGCGGATTACCAATCTAACGAGGTAGTATTCCCGACTGTGGGCGATGCCGATGATGTCACATGGTTGGCCGAGGACAACGGCGAACGGCTAACCACGGAATTTGAGGCTGAAACTCTAGCGATGGAGTCGGACGCGCTGAATTTGGCGAAGGCTATTTTATACCACTCAAGATACAATCTGAAAGTTTCGTTTAAATCGACCTCTGAGGCTTTTCAGATAGCGGTCGGGGACGTTGTGGATATCACACATCCCACTCCGGCATGGACGGCGCAACTGTTCCGCGTGGAAAGTATCGGGCTAAACCCTGACGGAACGGCTAGCATTGGCGCGCGTGAGTACAATGCGGGGATTTATACCTACGATAGTGTGGCGGCGCGAGCTAATGCTATTTTTACCGACTTGCCGAGTACGGACAACGTGGAAGCGCCTACCGCGCTTGTCCTTACAGATAGCTCTGTGCTGATAGGCGACGGGTCACTGAGTACCATTTTAGACGTGGCGTTTACCGAGTCCGATGATTACTTTGTTTCGGAGCATGAAGTGCAATGGAAGGTCACCACAGACAGCGATTACAAATCACTTCGCACAACTAACGCACAAGCGCAGATATACGGCATCGAGGCAGGCAAGACTTACGATGTGCGCGTGAGGGCGATTAACAGCTTTGGCAGCGTGTCTAGCTTTATATCTGACACACAGCTAGTTGAGAATGATACAACGGAACCTAGTGCGCCAACAAGCGTCACCGCTACATCTGCGCCTTTTGCCATTCAGCTATCTTGGACTAATCCGGCGGATGTGGATTTGGATGCGGTAGAGATACACGTTCGGTCTGCCAATACTACTCCGACCGATGACACCTACTTAGATGAGACTGTTAAAGCCAAGCCGTACAAAGCACAAACTTTTAGGCTTACGGCTGGGGACTTTTCGCCAAATACCCCTTATTATATTTTTCTGCGCGCTGTGGATTATGCCGGGAATGAATCATCATTTACATCCAGCGTAAATGCGCAATTTCAGATACCCAGGTCGGCTTATGATTGGAGGTCTGCATCCTCCATAGGGTCGCAAAATGTCACCATCACTGGCGGGACTGACACAAGTTTTGATGTTCATCCATCCGGGCTCAATGCGGTCATCTTAAACGGGGCTGTTTCGGGGTCTATCCGCCTTCTCGAATTCGATATGACAGAAAAATTCAACCCCAGCACTGGAGCCACAGGCACTCAGCACACCTACGCATCTGGCATAGGTTTATATAGTACTATTCAAGTTATTCGATTTAATTCTGACTGGTCAAAAGCACTGGTGTTGCTGGGCGGGCACATGGTAGCAATGAGCTTTTCTTCGGCTGGGGATTTATCAACCGGAAGCGTTGACGCTAGCTTCGATTTCACTTCTACTCTTACTGATGCTGAAAACTTCTGCGTGTCTGGCGATGGTTTAACGCTGTTTATCAACAATCAAACATCGGTATATCAGTTTTCCGTTTCTACGGCTTATACGGTGACAGGCATGGCATACGCATCAAAATCATTTACGCCGTCCGTGGGGATTGGGTGCCTAGAATATATAACGGCTAGCCGCTTGTTTGGCCTGTCTAAGTCAACCCCGACTGGGGTGTTAAAGATCACCGGCTACGAGTTTTATATGTCAACTGACGATGACATTTCGACGGCAAAGCTATCCGTTGAGAGCGAGATGGGGGTTGACACATGGGGGAATAATTGTGGCGCAGCAAGGTTCTCGACTGATGGCGAGCGCATGATTATACTAGACGGCAGCGGGGTTTCTACAAACTGGATGATTGGGAGCAGTGTATCGTATGTCTTACCTGAATAAATGCTTACTTTTTGCTGCCTTCATAGCCGCATCTGGCTGCACCGCATACACTGAAATAGGCGCGCACCACGCCGTAAACCTTGCTGAGCCAACTGTTGGCTCGTTTGAGCTAGGTCTGCGCACTAGTGGCGCAAATTATCTTGAGTGCAGTTATACGCACTATTCCGAGCTTATGAACGGGTTTCCTTTTAACAATGCTCACGTTCCCGATCTGATGAATATCTACGGATGCAAGGCAGGGATGGAATTTGATATAATGCGACCATGAAAATTATTGTCTTTATATTTTGTTTGGTTATATCGGCCTGCGCCGGTGCGCCGGTTGCCACCGATCAGGACAGCGCCGCCGGTGTGCCTGAATTCTGCGCAAAATACCCATCGAGCGCGATATGTCGCTGAAGCTATTCAAGGCCGCAAATAAGGCTGTTAGAGATAGCGGCTTTACCTATGCGACTGATGTCAACCAGCATGGCGTGGTGGAGTCTTGGGACTTGCTGGGCGATATGCGGAAGGGTGACTGCGAAGATTTTGCCCTGACGCAGATGGAAGCATATCTGGAGCTTGGCGGCGACCGTGACTCGTGCGGACTGGCTCGCGTTGCTACCGAAGTCGCTCCGGCGTGGCAGATACTAGACCATGCGGTTTTTGTCTATCTCAAAGATGGCAAGATTACCCACCTGACTGACAACCGCTTTATCGACTTTGGCGTTATGGCCGTTGGCGAGGTGCGTTACCGCTGGTATGACCTGATAACGCCAGATGATCTCAAACTTGGTCGTAAGGCCAAGTTGCTATCATGAGCGCGACCCTCCACAATCTTGATGAGATGCGAGAGTTGCGCCTAGCCGTACAGCGGCAGGCCGACATCCATGCGCGGGTCGCTCCGAGAAACGAAGTGCCGACTCTTGACGAAATCCGCAACGCCGAAAACATTATGTTCGCTAAAGGTGAGGATGGGCGAATGCTCGCATCGTCTAAGGGATACCGAACGTTAACAGGCGTTAGCTCTGACGCTTATGAGGGCTTGGATGATGTGGATGTGTGGGGCGAGGATGGGCAGCGATTTGCCGACAATGACGCTTTTGTGAGGATGACAGGCTCGCCGCTTCAGGTGGTTGAGTTTTGGATGGGCAAGGATGGAATACCCCAAGAGGGCGAGATACTTAAAGTGCCGTATAAATACGGCGATAAAATAGGCACTCTTGGGCGGGTGTTGCGCGATACGCTGCGCTTTTTAACGATGGACGAATACAGGGCGCGACAACGTGGCTGAAGAAGAATACGGACTGCGCACAGCCCTGCTGATTAAACTTGCCGAGAATGTTGAAACATTGCAAAGGCTAGTGGCTGAGCAGGGCGCAACGGATACAGACATCCAGCGCATCATTAACGACATGCAAGATGAAATTCAGCGGCTGCAAAAGGGCAAGATGGACAGGCCGAAGTGTCTGATCTGGCTTCAAGCGCAATGGCTCAAGGCTTGGGGCATAGTGGTTATCGGTGGGTTTGTGGCATGGATGTCGGGACTGCTAGAGAAAATCGGGGAATTGTTCAATGGGTGAAGCAGAAAAAATCGTTTCGGAAGATGCTGCAAACCAAGCACTCATGTCGCGATGGTACAAGCAGACACCGGCTCGCGCCGAGCGTCATGCTGACATGCTTGAAGAGGTTACTTGGACATGAGCATATTTGGTGAAATAGCAAAGCTGGCCACAGGCGGCATCGGCGGGCAGGTGCTGGACATTATCGAGCGGCAATTCCCCGGCAAGCTGACTCCGCAAGAGCAGTCCGAATTGTCGGTAACTCTTGAGCGCATGGAAATGGAAAGGGAGCAGCAGGCAAACAATGCCATTGCTGAAGCGGAACGGTCGCTAAACGAGCGAGTAGCGGAATACGAAGGCACTGCATCAGAAATCAAAGATATGTGGCTAGTCGGCCCCCTGGTGATTCTGATGCGGTCTTTATTTCGGCCAATATGTTCATACGTCACGCTGTATCTGAATTTTGTGTACTTCACTAGCGTTAATGACTGGTCGCCAGAGACAACGAATCTCCTGGTGGTCATTGACGTGATTGTTTTTGGGTTCTGGTTCGGTGAACGAGCCGTGAAAAATGTACTTCCCATCGTGCTTGCTTGGATGGATAAACGCCAGACAAGCGACCAGCCGTAAACGAGGATACCGTAAATGGCGTTACTAACTGATCCAGCTACTCGCAATCGCGTGGGCTACTGAATTCATCTATGGGTGCTGAAGCATCGATGGGCGCAATAATCCACCAACGCTTTGCGCACGCAGTTACTACTATCTATCGGGGAAAACTTGCGCGAAGTAGAGCGCCGCCTGGGAGATTTTGAGAAGCCGCTGGGCGCGCTGGGTATCGAAGATGCAAGATCGGCGTCAGAGCTAAAGCGCATGATAGATGAAATTGAAATAAAAATAGCGGCATTGCAGCGCGACAAGCTGACCACGCCAGAGTGGCTGAGGGTATTTGGCCGGGAGTGGCCGAAGGCGTTAGCCCTGCTTTTGATCGGTGCTATACTTGCCAAAGTGTCGGGATTTTTCACATGGGTGAATCAATGGATTTAGCAGAAAAAATCGTTTCGTATGAAGAGGGCTTTAGGGCAACTCCATACTATTGCTCCGAGTTTTACCCCACGGTCGGGCATGGGTTCAAGATAGGCACCCGCTATGCTCCGATAGAGCAATATAGCTTTTACCTGCCTGAGCAAGTGTCACGCGCATGGCTGCAATGCATTTTGGTCGATTTAGAGCAGACACTGGCTCACGACAAAGAAACCGAAGCGGCTTTTTTGAACTGTAACACGGTGCGCAGGGCGGTTCTGATTTCGATGGCGTATCAGCTTGGCATGGCTGGCCTGAAAGGTTTTAAGAAGATGCTTAATGCCGTCGAGCGTCAGGACTGGGAAGATGCTGCAAACCAAGCACTCATGTCGCGATGGTACAAGCAGACACCGGCTCGCGCCGAGCGTCATGCTGACATGCTTGAGACTGGCGAGATGTGCGGGGAGTATTTATGAGCATTATAGGTAGGCTTTTCGGATCAGATGAGGCCGCAGCAGTAAAGACCCCCGATTTTTGTCCCCAGTTTCGTGCGCACTACTCGCGGGATTTGTTACGGGGAGAGCCTAGACCGTGGCCTAAGCGGCCCGCCTGCGCGGGGTGGTGTTGATATTGTATCAGAATCATCGATGATGATGGCGGCATGATTTTTGTCAGAAATACTATAGTCTTTTTCTGACAAGATTTGCCTAGTTGCAAGGTGCCACTACTCGCCCTTTGTGTCGCCAGACTCGGATAAGTGGTGACACTTCCGCCGCTTCAATAGCTCAATGCGCTTCTTGTTTGGGTGCGTTCGCGGATTGTGCAGCTTGTCCATTGATCGCTTGACGGGCGATTTCGTTTTGCTCTTTTTCAACATCCTCCATCACCTGCTTAAATACCCGCTCTTTTTCCGCCGCCGTGGCGGTTCTCATCCATTCGCTAAAGTTCATTAATTTGTTAACCTTCGCTCATCTTTCCGCACGCTCTAGCGAGTCTCGCCTTAGATTATCTATCGCGTATTGAGGAACACGATACCCGCAATCCCGAAGATGAAGAAGAATATCTGCGCAATCAAGAGGGCACTCTACCTCGTAGGTCTGCCCATCGTGATCCAAGCCTATGTTTGTCAGTGGTATGATGTTCCTAGATGTATTGTGGAGGCAGACGCTCCACAAATGTGCGAAATTTACCCATGCCTCTAAAGCGATCCTTCGCCACTCCGAACCGTATTCCATCTCTTTCGTTCCGATATTGTACGATGCCCCGCTAAACCTGTGCATCCATATTGCAAGCCGACACCCAAAGAGATCCGGAATTGGGGGTATTGCTCTCCTGCGCCCAGCGACATGAATCACAAACTTGTCGAAGCAGCTTTCGTAAACGTAAACATCAGACATCCAGTTATCGCTACTCCATCTGCAATAGCTCATTTTTTGCCCTCCCTTTTCCAATAACCATCACCCCACCAGACGCATCGTATATGATGCACATTAGAAGTTCAACTTACGAATTGCGTACATTTATCACGCTTGTTCATTAATAATGAACGTCATTCATTAGTGAACAGCTATGCCGCTTATTCATGGCCCGCATGCATCCTTATCATTTGCATTTATTGGCGTTCGCACCATAATGCACGGTAACAATATCCACTTTATCGAGCAAAATCATGCTAACATTAGCAATTTACTACTTCGCCCTTGCCGCCTTCGCGATAGCGGTTGAAATGTACCAAACAAGAGGGTAAACTATCCGATCTCTCCTGTGTTGACTTTACCCGCTTCGGCGGGTTTCTTTTTGTCCGCGCCAATCTCCTTTGCCATTAATTGTAATCTGCTGGCGCTTGCCGGAATCGAAGCACACTGTCTGCGTATGTGACCAGCTGCTAAAGCCCTTATTGTAGCCCAAGTCCAGCTTTGAGCATGTCCCCGCGCTAGTTGCGCCTCCGATAATCCATGCCCCATGTGAGTGCCCTGTGGCGGTCTTGGCGCCCACCTTCGCAAACTGTGCCACGCTTCCCCGCGAACCGTTGTTGCCGACATGTCCGTGGCGCGTGCAGTCAATGCCCGCAATGGTCAGGGTGTCGTTGTCGTCGCTGTACACTTTCGCGGTTCGCGAATTCAGAGCGCGGCGGTATATGTCTGGCTCGCGGCCTTCATCCATCGCCTCGTAAACCTCAAGTTCTAGCCGTAGAATAAATGCGGCATTCTCAAAATCTTTGCGGTAGTCAGTCGATCGCAGATAGCGCTTTATAAATTCGTCATGATTTGACCAAACCACAATAGACTCGCACCAGTCCCGGTGCGCCAGTGAATCAACAAACTGCCGGTCGCCTTCAAACTCGGCTTTTATGCTCCGCTTGCCTTCGCGGTGCAGCCGGTATTGAGCGTGGTGGTCTAGCTGCTCGTGCGGATTGTGGCTTTCACCATCGGTCAGATCGTGGAAGATCTGGTATGCGGGCTTGAGCGTGTCGAGAATTCCGCCATTGCCCCAGCATGTCTTTTCAACCGTCTTGTCGATGTTGATTCGGTGTATATCGCCCCACTGTATAAACGCCAGGCGGCCTAGCTTTTCCACCCTCCCGCCGCGCATGGATATTTGTGTGCCCGCATCGTCAAAGTCGCCATTGTCGTCTGCCGTGATCTGACGTGCGAACCAATCGCCGCTTGGCAAGACTTCGACTAGCAGCGCGCCGAATACATGGTGGAACTCGGCCTTCTGTCCGGCCTTTTGTTGGATGTAGTTTTTCAGGGTGCAGGTGCCTGTGGTGTATATGTGCTTTGTGGGCTTATCCTTGGCAGTCGGCACCGGGTGCATCATGACTTTAGGGTGCGGAATAACGCTTGACGCTTCGCCGGTATAATCCTGAAGTCCCGAAATGGGACTAACGGCGGTCGGCAGAATTTGTAGGTTGGCGCAAAAGGCCAGCGTGGGAGCTATCTTAGTTAGGTCGCTGGTGATGTACGGCAAAACCTTATCGCTGTACCAAGTCGAGATGTCGGCTTTGCTCTTGCTTTCAGCCTTCTCGTTCTTGGTGTTCAGTTGGGTTTTTGTATAGGTAAAGCCGCTGACAAGAAGATCGGCTTTGACCTGCTTGGAAAACGCCTCGAGGCTCGTCCAAAACCCGCCATGCACTGCGGTATTGCTCTGCGCGCAAGTCAAAAGGTAGCGCTTGCAGCCAGTTTTGGGCAGCGCAAGATTGACAATTTCCGTTTGCTCTAGCTGTCCCAGACTTTGCAGCTTGTCATCTCTCGCGTACTTATCTAAAAACCTGTCAAAGCCGCGACGATCCATCCCCAATATTTCTGACGCTTGCTTGCTAGATTTTCCGCACTCAACCCACACTTTCAGCCGGTGGTCGATTTCGCTTTGATCTAGCGGCACGCCATTGCTCTTTCTCATCTCGCGTCCTTTTGCCTGAAAAGTCGGTGATATAACCGGAATTTCCGGTTATGCCAGTTTGTAGTGGGTGATGTCATCCCAAGTCCAGTACCCCGCAGGCTTGGCGTTTTTAGACTCCCATCCAATACACCGAATCCGGCACTCGGTTTCGGGGTCAATCGGACACTCATCCCTAACCCCACAATTCGGATTAGGTATCCATCCGTCATCGTCTGCCGCTTCTGCGCCCTCATAATCTTCTAAGATCATCTCAAGATAATGGATCGCCTTCCGAATATCCTCAGCCCCGTTCTTGTGTGCGTGTCGGCAGGTGTACTTTATGACGTTAGCCTCGCGATAGGGTATATCGTTTTTAAGAATAAAAACGATCGGCTGTATCGCCATGTCTTTGTAGTGACAGCCGCCGTGCTGCTTATCTAGTGCGCTCACGATTCACTCTCCTTTGATGCGCGATCTAGCGCCTTCTGCGCATCACTAAAAGCAATGCTCCAAACCGCGCCGCAAATGATCTTATAAATGCTGCCTTCGTCGTCACAACTCACTACAGCATTAGCTGCGAGGTATTCCATAAAATCGCGCATCTCGCAAGCCAAGCTTGATAGCGGTGTCATTGGTTGGTCGTTGCTTGCTCCCTCACTTATGTAGCCTTCAAAGCCTTTCATATCCGCCATGCCTTGCAGTTCTTTCATCGTCTCGCTGATTTTAGTCATCGCCATGCACCACGCTATCAATAATTGTATCATCTGCCTTTGCTTCTGCCAGTTCTTGTATGTATCTGGCTGCGCGAGAAAGTAGGGCGCTCATACGTCTATCTCCATCTCTCCAAACTCCTCATCATTAAGCCGATTGATAACGTACTGCTTGCGCTCTCGCTCAATCTCAATACGCGCCTCGACTTCTTCTCTTGCGCTAATCGCTTCGGCTTCCGCATCTTCCCACTTTTCTGACAAGTCAAACATCCCGCCGAAGTTAATCCGTTGCATCTTTTCAAGCTGCGCGATGGTCGCCATGTCGCCCCTGTGCACACCAGACTCGCGGTGTCGCATGATGTGGTACTCGGCTGCTTCGAGAAACTCCTCGAGCATGTCTGCGTCTTTTAGGTCCCGAAAAAGGCTCATGCCTTGCCTCCAATGCGAGGAAACTCGGCGGATGGCAACCCCATCGCTTTAAATATATCAGGAGCGTCACTTGTCGCCTCGTTGAGCAGATAGAGATAATAAGCCTCTCTATTCCGCCCTTGCTCACCGCAATAATCTACCTGATCTTCAAGCACTGCGCGTAGCTCATTAAGCCCTGCAAGCATGGATCGTAAGGTAGCATTATCCGCCTCAAGTTCAGCAATGTAATCCTTGAAGTCTCTCATGTCACAACCCCGCCGCCGATAAATCAATAATCCAACATCCACCAACCAAAGCCCCAAACATGGAATATACTGCAAGCATAACAAATACCCACCCATGTAAAGATGGAGTTGCACCTATCGCCCTGCCAGCAAAGTAAAATACCCCCAAAATCATAGTTCCCATAAATGGCGGCAAAAGTAACAGCCATAAAATACTCATGATTTGCCCATCCATTCAGCCACCCAGTTAGAATAAATCATCTTCGCCTCAATCATAGCGTTGAACTCGGTCATGCTATCAAGCTCGGCTATCAGCTTGCGCCCTCTGTGCTCAATGACGGCCATCCATCCGCTATCTGTTGGGTATGTATGTATGCTCATACCTCGCCACCTCTTGTTATTTCTATGGCTTTTCTCAAATTCATTTTATTATCCTTCTGTGTTGTATATGATTCCATTATGCACACATAATTACAGGCTGCAACATTTATTTTAGCATCTCGCGCAACGCCTGGCGGTATTTTTTCTTGATCGCTTTGGCTTCATCTATCGTCCACTTGCGCATCGGGTCATCCGTTTCTATCCGCTCCAGCTCTGCCGCGCCCAGTTTGATTAGCAGGTTTTTGCGGTATTCGATGACGTTGCCGGACAGGTGCGCGTTACATGGCTGACATTGTTTTGCTAGGTTGGATGGGTCAAATCTAAGGCTTGAACACGCGCCAACGCTACGATAGTGGCCTGCGTGGTACTGGCCAGAATGGTACCGCTGGCAGCTAATACACGGCTCATCACGGTCGCGCTCGCGTATCCAGGCGTTAAAAGCTTGCTGCGCTTCTCGCAGGTGGTCGGATAAAGTTTTGATCTTTTCGCGCCGGGCTTGAGTCGCTTTCTTGCGCGCTTTTTCTTGAGTGTGCTTTGCTTTTGCTATGCCATGCGAGGCCATGCATTCAACGTCACAGAATCCGCCCCGCTGATAAGCCGATGCGCACTGCTTCGCGGGCGGCAGTTCAGTCTTGCAGTGTCGGCACTTGCGCGCCATGCTCGATCACTTTGCAGCATGGTGATACATGCTCGCTCGCATCGCCGTGGTTGAAGTCCATCGTTTCGTCATCGTCATCGAAAGGCGAGCCGGTCTCTAGCCAGCGCTCGCCGCAAATGGTTGGCTGTGAGAATTTTACAGGGAAGCCTGGAGGTTTATCACTCATATCCATTCACCCTTTTTGCGCCGCGAAAGTCTACTGTAGGCCAGTGCTGCTCAATCTTCTCTATGTAGCGGCTAAACTGCTCGCGAACCATTAGTCGCGTAACTGGAAAATCGTAAGGCTCAAGCATTATAGCAAGCTTATCCTCATAGCTGAAAGCGTACTTTTTCAGCATCGCGACCCTCTCGGCAGTCTCGGCATCTTCGCATATGATCGGCATACCGAACCGTAGCTTACAAGTAGCGCGGTAATAATCAGCATCACCCTCGGCGGCTTGGCGCTCCAGCTCGCGATAATAGGCAAAGCTCAAAGCGTTTTGGTCAACCGTCCGATCCTTGCCGATCTTCCACTTGAAGACAACGTATTTATTCGCGTCATACAGATCGCGCACCCTTGAGATAAAAGCCTCGCAGGTGTGCGCGCTGTTGACTAGGTGTGCTTCAGATTGCATCAAAAGGGCAAAGAGTCGAGGTCATCATCCACAAAGCTAGACGCATGCTCTGGCTTGGACTTTGGCGCTGGCTGGCTTCCGCCTTCCGCCTTCCCGCCGACCAGATCAATGTTCGACACGTTAAGCGTGAGGTATGTCTTACCGTCATGCTCTCGCGTCCCCATCTCGCCTGACGCTACAACTTGCGCACCCTTGACTAGATACTGCGGCAGGCCGCCTTCTGCGCGCTTTCCCCATATCGAGCAGTCAAACCACAAGGTTTGCTTCTTGTCGCCATATCCAGAATCAACCGCCAGGCTGAAACCGCACACAGATTGACCGCTTTGCGTACTGCGCACTTCGGCATCTTTGCCAATGCGCCCTGAAAAAGTACAGTTATTCATTTTCCGCTCCTGTTTTTAACTTTTTGAATTTACTTACTGATGCAAAAATCTCCTTTGCCACCTCATATCTTTCGTCCGAAAGAAAATACTTTTTTCCTTTGACAATACACCAATTTAAGCTAATGGGCGGCACATCCAAAAGGTATCTGAACCATGATGTAAGTATTGCGGTTGTCCTGCTTTTCTTTACCATAATAAAAAACTCATTTCTAAGCTTTAGGTATTCAGCCCCGCTGAACATTGTAATCTTTTTCATTTTGATCCAGCGAGAAAAGACAGCGTTAATATAGCCGCTTGGCGAAAAAGCCCTTGTCATTACGTTCTGGGAGCCTCGCATAAACACAACAGGCCGACCCTCAAAATACATGCCGCAATACATGGGATGACCATATCCGACGCTTGTGCCGTACCAGTCAGCCATTCCAATCGGCACCGACTCTTCATAGCCAAGCGCCGCATTAACCGAAGTCAACGGGCGCAACCTTCTCATCGCCTAGCCGCTTTTTGGCTAGAGCAAATCGAAGCTCCATATTTATGGTGTTGTATACCTGCTGTGAGTAATTGCAGATAGCCTTTGCGTCTGCCGCATCCTGCTCGCCTTCAGCAACTTTGTGCATTTGGTCAATTAGGAACTGGCGTATTGTTTTTGTTGATGTTATTGACATTTTCTTCTCCTGTTAAATTACCGTTCTCATTATGCACACTATCGCCTAGCTTGCAACAATTATTTTATTGCCACCACTCCCGCGATACGGCTGGCATGTGATACTTGCGATATGCTCCCAGCTCTGCGCAGTCTAGCCGGTGCCGGTTGCGAGACTGCTGCTCAACCTTGCTTATCGCTTCGTCGGCTGTCTCGTGATACCGGCATATCCTGTCTAGCACCTGCTGACGCATAACGCTGGGAGTTATTCCGCACGATTTAGCGGCCTTTGCCATTCTGGCGCGGTTCACACTATCAGCCTTTTTTCGCAATCGGCCCGCCGAAACCGCCCACGGCTAAACCACAGCCCGACAGTATCACGAGACACGCCAAGCACCCTAGATGCATCGTCAAGCGATTTAAACGGCCTGCCCGCGATAATGTACAGCAGCCCTCCCGATTCGGTTATTTCGCGCATATACGAACTCTCAGAGATTCTTTCAAGTGTGCGCGCTGCTACTTTCTTTGGGCATCCCCACCAGGCCGCATAAAATGCCGCAGTCATATCGCTTCCGTCTTTCATGATGTATACGCGCTCTTCCAATCTATCTCTCCTTTATGTATGCGCTAATCCTAAGTCACAGGGGATGCGGTGTAAAGGATTATTTTTAGTCTCTGAAGTTTGGCTTTCTTGCTGCTGCCTCTGGCGCATACGTCCCCGTATACGGTGAAAATCGACACATGCCAAGCTCTTGTGTCAGCATCACACTGAAAAGCTCGCCGTTGCGGTTTTTGCCAGCGAAAAGCTCTGTAATCCCTTTCCTGCTACTGTCGGGTAGTAGCTTTGCCTCATCATACAAAAACAAAACAACATCCGCATCCTGTTCAATGCTGCCGGACTCCCTCAAATCAGAATTTCGTGGGCGCGGGTTACTCCTTTCCTCATGCTTTCTGCTCAGCTGCGAAAGAGCAAAGATCGGGATACCCAAGTCCAAAGATGTCAGCTTTAGCTTTCGGCTGATGTTCGCCACCTCAAGCACCCTAGAGTCGCCCGTGGATGGCACTAGCTGCAAATAATCAACGAATGCCGCCCGTATGCCACGCTTTCGCACAGACTGGCGTATATGCGCGCACAGGCTGTCTATGTCATGGTTTCGATCTACAACGCGAAAGCCCTGGCTTTTCAGTGTTGTAATAGCTTGGAGAGTGTTTTCCCATTCGCCTCCAGATAATTTTCTATCTCGCATATTGTCATGCGGAATTGATCCCTTTGCACAAATCATTTTCCCCATGACTTGCGAGGTTCCCATCTCATAGCTGTAGTAAGTCACTGGGGCGGCTCGCAAAAGGTTAGCAGCCAGATTCATGGCCAGAGTTGTTTTACCGACACCAGTGCCCGCAGCAATCACCCAAAGCCCAGCCTCAATTCCGCCAGTGTGACTGTCGAAAAATCCAGCCTTCAGATCGGTGGGCTCAGACTCAAGGTAAGCCACAAAGCTTTTGTATTCATCCGAATCATCTGCCTTAGTCTCTACCGCCTCAAGCATAGATTGCGCCTTCGCGACCTTCTCGCTTGCGCTTCCCTCGCCTTGCGACATGCTAATGATCTGAGAACACGCCCGCACAAGCCTTCGCTGTATAGCGTAGTCCTGAACACGCTTTGCATACGCTGCGATGTTCTGAGTGCTTGTCGCTTGCATCATCAGTTCAGATATGTATGGAGCTAAGTGCGCTTTGCCAACTTTGTCGGCTACCGTCACCGAGTCGATAGGCTCTGCGCCCATGTCGAGCATTGCTGACCATATCAACGCATGCCTGCCATCGTAGAAGTCGGCAGGCTGAAGTGGCGCATCTTCAGTCGATCCGGCAAGTAAACAAGCGCCGATAAGGTATTGTTCAATTTCTGTAATCATCAGTTCCACTCGCAATAATTCTGAATCCAGATTCTGACAGCCGCTTTCCAGTCAACCATTTTCTTCTTGCCGACTACCCACCCGCCTGCCGTGTGATGATTAACGAATTTAACAGCCTGTAGCTCTTTGTCAAATCCTTTCTCAATCATGTAGGCATAAACCAATTCGATAGTTGGGGGCTCAAATCGCTTGCGAGTTTGGGCCTTATCTATATGGTTAATGGTTAATGGTTCTTGTTTATTGTTTGGTTGAACGTCTGTTGAACGGACGTTCAACGTTCGTTGAGCTTTCGCCTTTGCCGAGGCTTTACCAGCTTTTACGGCCTTCTCACGCTTATCTTGGTAAGCTAATATCTCTCTATCGGCCCTGTTTTGCACCCAGCAATCGCCATCTTGTCGAAAATACTTATTAAGAATGTATGCAACATCGTCGGCATAGTCCTGCAATCCTATCTCTCTAGCAACATCTGTTGAACATCCGTTCAACGGACGTTCGTGCAGGTAGTATTCATCGAGCATTCTGCGGTAGGCTATGTCCTGAACAGGGGTAAGCCTTGCCGTATGGCTGTGATAGTCGCCAATATTGAATTGGTAATAGTGCATCAGACACCAGCCTTTCGAGCCGCTTCTTTGGCTAGGCGCTCATATTCTTTATGATCTGATGACTTTGGAATGTCGCGTTTTTGCGACTCATAATGCTGATCGTTAGGCTTGCTTATAGCCATAATGCGCTCCTATCTCTGGCCTATCGAAAGAAGCGCGGCAACCCTAGATAGGATCGGGCTAGTCCTGTGGTAGCTACTCCGCAGTAAGCCGCGCATAAATGATAACACAATCTCATGCTGCGTTAAGGTCTTTCCATCTGGCAGACTATCGCAAAGCGCGGATAAGGCTGCGTCTAGGTTATTGCCGTGTTTCATAACATCTCCTGTCTTTATGCTCGCATCCTATGCCCATAAAAATAAATTTGCAAACTGTTTTTGCGTGGTGTATCGTTGCCATATCAACACAGACACCGGAGAATAAAATGGCTGAATTCCAACACGAAATGCCCGACGAGCCAGCAAGCTGGACATTCAAAGATGCCGAGCGATCGCAAGCACTAGATGCCTGCTTTGCGAAGGTTTGCAGCGAGACTGATATTGTGTGCGAGGCTTTCGGCCCTGATGCTTGGGGCGATATGCTGCACATCGAAGAAGTAGCGCGTGAGCTTGGCGAGTTATTGAATGAAATGCGCCACGAGTCAAGAGGTAGTGATGAATACATGCTGGCATCTATGTCAATGGGCAGGCTATTCGCCAAGTACGCCAGCGCATACATAGAAAGATACGCAGAAGATCGCGTAGAGGACGAACTTCAGCGGATGATTGAGCTATGAGCATCGGGCGCGCAATAGACCTTTGCACTATTATCGACCGTAATTACCCGCTGTGGCCTAGCACTTTTAGCAAGTGCTGCACCGATGACTGCGGAAATTTATCAAGGGGCGGCGGATTGTGCTCTGTATGCGCAGCATCCGAGTTGGCGGCACTCGTTGGGCGTGATCTAGCCTATGATTATCTATCCAGCGTATCTGATAAAGCGGACGCTGCACTAAAAATTATGTCAAAACTGAAGCAGGAGAACGGAAAATGAGCGACATTAAACAGATAGCATCCGCGCTAGTTAAGGCGCAAAAGAGCTTTGCCCCGGCGCTAAAGTCGGCAACTAACCCGCACTTCAAAAGCAAGTATGCAGACCTTGCGGCCTGTGTCGAGGCGGTTGTTGACGCGCTAAACAGCGAAGGCATTATGCTGATTCAAAAAACGCACGATTGCGAATCAGGCATAAAAGTCGAGACGGTATTTCTGCACGAGTCGGGCGAGGAAGTGAGCGCGGGTATATTGCACGTTCCCGCCCCGAAGCATGACCCGCAAGGCTACGGTTCTGCTTTGACCTATGCGCGTCGGTACAGCTTAATGGCGGCATGCGGTATCGCTCCAGAGGATGATGACGGCAACCGCGCAACCGCTGCGTCTAACGCCAAGATCACGCCTGAGCAGGCCGTCAGTCTAAAGATGCGAATTGACTCAACCGAATCAGATCTCGCGAAGTTTTGCCAAGCGATGCGAGTCAGATCGCTAACTGATCTGCCCGCTTCTCAATATGCAAAAGCGGATGCGATGCTGGCCAAGAAAGAGGCGCAGTTCGCAGAAGAATACGCCAAAAGCCAGGGTGCGCCAGAGTGAGCCTCTCACCGGATCGAAAGGGGCGGATAACCGCCTCAAGGGTCGGCGCAATTCTAGGATTGTCGCCATTTGCAAAGCCTGCTGATGCAATCCGCGACATGGTGCGAGACTATCACGGGGCGGATCGCGAGTTTGTCGGCAACGTTGCCACAGATTGGGGTAATGAGCATGAAGCCGAGGCGGTTGTTGACGCTGAGTTTGAGCTTGGCTACACGTTTAACCACACAGGCCATAATCAGCGATTTATGATCCACCCTGAGCATGACTGGCTGGGCGCGACACCTGATGGCATATCCGAAGATGGCCTATGCCTGCTTGAGGTCAAGTGCCCTTACGGTATGCGCAATGGCGGAGCGTTCAAGTCTTTATCTGTTCAGCCGCACTATTTCGCGCAGCTCCAGGTTGCAATGTTCTGCGCAGGTGCTGAGTGTGCGCAGTTCGGTCAGTGGTCGCCGGTCGGATGGAGTATGGAATATGTCGAATTTGACCGCGACTGGATGTCAGAGCACCTTCCAGCGCTAAAAGCATTCTTTGATCTGTATCAGTCAGAGATCGACAACCCTGCACATCTTGAGCCATTGCGCGGCACACTATCAGGCGAGATTGCTTCGGAGCTTTTAGCCGAGTACGATTCGGCTTGCCGATTGTCTGCGCTGGCGGATGAGCGTAAAAAGAGCGCACTAGCTGCTTTGGTCGAGATGTCCGGCGGCGCAGATGTGGAAATATACGGGCGAAAGCTAACCAAAGTCGTTCGTGAAGGCTCGGTAAGCTACGCAAACGCGATTAAAGACCTTGCACCGGATGCTGACTTGTCGGCATATAAGGGTAAACCAAGCGCATACTGGAGGCTAACATGACACCGATAGGGTCAATCAAGCGAATGCAAGACCTCGGCTACTCACTTCCGTGGATACTGCTAAAGTCGCACATAATCAAAACAAAGGGCGATGTAGATTACCACCGGGTCTGCCGCGCACTGCGAGGCGGGAGCCCGTTAACCGCAGAGGACGCCAAGCGGCTGGCAACACTGCTGCGGCGAGTTGAGCAGTTCGAAGCGGGCGCATAAAATAAATGTTGCATAAAGCCTGAAAGATGATAGTATTTCAGAAACAAACAGGAGAATAATATGAAACACTTGATCCGCGAACTACGCTATTGGAAGCAAGACACCCTAGCGGCCATAGGCGACTGGCTGAAAGGTAAAGAAGATGCGCTGTGGTATTGGTCAACAATCCCCGCAGCGTGCCTAGGATGGGGGGCAGTGTTCGGCTTTATCGCTTGGCTGATTATCCCCGCATTTGCTGTATGGGTCTCTGTGCTTACGTCAGTCGCGGCTTATTGGCTGTATACGGAGCAAAGCTAATGGGTCTATACACAGTAAAGAAATTGGATTGGAGTTCTGGTGCAGAATTTAAGATGGCTGATGCTGTAACAGGGATGGTATATTCAGTTTTTTACTCAAGCCATTTGCCAGTTTGCGGGTGGAAGGCATCTTGTGAGCGGGATATTTTAACTCCAGAACCTGTATCACTTGAGGCCGCCAAAGCAGCAGCCGAAGCGCATCACCTTGCTGAGATGGAGAGGGGGTTGGTGAAGGTTGATATTGAGTCACAGATCAAGCGACTCAGAATTTGGGCGGATAAGGAGACACAGCTAGCAGAGAGTGAGGTGACGGAATGAGCAGAACCACTCATCACAGAAAGCAAAGCGAAACTCACGCTGGCTACGACTATGGTGGGAGATACAAGTGTAACAAGTTATACAACAACGGGTATGGAATCATCGCACGATGGCGTGGAAAACGCGAACGGCGAGCAGTAGCTAAGGCCGAAATACTTAAGGCAGAACATGAGATAGCAGAATGAGAGATAAGAACCGACAGCGCATGGCGGATGGATTTACCTACGACTTGGGAGGTGAGTGATGGCCGACATAATCCCATTCCCGCAAGAGTCTGAAGCATACGCCTGCGCTGATTGCCAAACCGCTGAAGTTATCTGCTTTACTGATGGGCAGGTGATGTGCAATAGCTGCGGCGAGATGCTTGATCTAATGGTGATTAATGTTGCAAGAGGTGAGTAATGTAATCAATCTGCACCCCTCGCTGGACGTAGCCGAGACACTGCGGCACATAGCCGATCAGATAGACGCGCATGAATATGCTGGTAATACATGCACGATGGTGCTAGATAGCGAGTATTTGTATCACTTTGGGCGCAACTTGGACGATGATATTGCTGTCGGGGCTGCGTGCTATGATTTACAGTTAGGCACTGCAATACTTATGCGGCCTGCTTTGGATGTAATTTGAGCAAGACAGATGGCGGGTGAAATCTGTTA